TCACTGCCCATATTGTAAGTGCGCTTATATTGGTATCCACCTTCAAAGCCAGCAATCAAAACTGTGCAGCTAGGGCTAATTTTCATTGATGGGTAGCCATCTGTCATCCGATTAAGAACACCCTCAACCGCTTCAACACGCATAACAGCATCATTACTTGGTGCAGGATAAGCATTTATTCCTGCCGCCCTGAGTATCATAAATGGCGTTTGCTCTGATGTTTGTGCCATCTGATTACCAGCAGGATCACCTATAAACTTCAGTGTGTGTTTTTCCCAGTCGTTTCTGCTGATTTCTCGTTTAAGGACTTCTGCGAACCGTCCAGCTCCCATATCCTGCCCGATGACCTCGTGAAAGACTGTCCAGCGTCCTGAGTGTAGATGTTGTGTAAAGATTGCCGATGGCGTGCGGCCAAAGTCGATGCCGACAATAACTTCAATCCCATCAATCGGTTCGATTGGCGATGTAGCAACGTGACTCTCCTTTCTAAAGGATTGGTAGACAGCCTTACCATCCATAAGGGCTTGATACTGATTTAGCACATAAACCTTAATCCATTGGGGCGTTTTGCCTAAAATTATCTTTTCATAGTAATCTGACTGTAAATTTGGCGTATTTTCGGCCTTTTTGTTCTTTTCGTAGCCTAAAAGCTGACCATTTTCGTCTTTTTTCTCTTTCATAGCTCCTTCTTGAGCAAAAAATGTCCAATCATCGGGCTTTACAAGCAAAAGTTTTTCTTCTGAGGCCATATATTCGGGTGCTGGCACTTCACCAGCCATAATTCCCCACCAATGCGTCTCATCTGGGGAGTTTGTGTCCATAATCACCCCATACCAGCTAGGGCCACCATCTCTCATAGAAGGAAAACGACCACAGCGCATGGTGCAAGCATCAACTATAGACTTGGGAAGCTCTCTTGCTTCGTTAAGCCAAACACCAGTTAATTCAAGAGATAATAGCTTTTTAACATCTTCTTGCTTGTCTAAAGCCAAAAATATGACCTCACATTCAACAGATGTCTTATCAGGAAGAGAGAAGTTGACAAGATGTGTATACGGAGGAGACCACACAAACTTGCCAACTTCATCCCCGAACCAATCCCGCCACGTTTTAATAGTTGTGGTTTTCAGTTGGGGATTGGTGTTACGAATGACCGCCCATCGTGTTCTGCGTACCCCAGCAGAATTAGGGGCTTGATTGACAGCCTTCCGCATTATTTCCATGCAACACGTTACAGACTTGCCAGAACCAACTGGACCTCGTATTCCACGGACAAACGATTCGTCCTTCATAAAGGACTTAGCTATAGGGCCTGGGGGTTTATAATCTAGATTCATATTGTTCTAATGAATCGTCTTTGGCCCCGACCAACTTGCCCCTGACCAGCAACTCTTCTTGCTGCCCGAGAAAGGTCAGCGGTTTGTATTGGATCAATAATAGGATCTTGAGGACGCTCTGCTTCAGGAGAATATGCGTCATCACCATTTTGACTAGCTGGTATAGACGGACCTTTACCTGACGATTTCCCAAACGCACTATGAGTGCCTCGGTAAGCTTGACGGTACTCATCAACAACACCTCTTCCGTATGAGCTTGTAACCCCACGACCAGAAGAAGCAGACCTTATAATACTACCGCTTTGGCTTCGAGCATAAATAGATTTGCCAGTTTCTTCTTCCTGAGATGTAATTGCCATCTCTTCTTTTCTTATACGCTCTTGTTCTGCTTGCCTTCTAGCAGCTTCCGCTTGCTCTCTTTGTTGCCTCCTGTTTGGGCCAGAACCTCTACCCCTGTACTGCAAACCAGTTTTTGAGTCAGATGCTGATGAACTCGACTCACCCATAACTACCTCCTATGGTAAAAAATATTTTTGGCTCGTTGATGCTGTATGAAGTCTATTGCGTGTGCAATTCACCTTCTACGGAGTCCGTGTCAGTTTTTCAAGGCGGTCAACATATAGCACCTGCTTATACATGGGACCCCTAGTCTACGTTGAAGTTTATCTGCACAGCCGTAGAGGGAGTCCGCACCACGTCCTGTCTAAATCCTGCTCTGTCCATCAGGTCTCTTGCAGCTTCCAGCCTGACGTACTGAGACTTGCTGCCCAGCAACTCACGCATAGTTGCCATTGCTTGTGTGGCGTCCCATCCCAAAGTCATCATAGCTAACTGCTGTCTATACTCTATAACATGCTGTTTTTTCAGCGTATTGTATGCCCAAGCTTTGTTCCTACCTAGCTGCTGTGCTGCTTCAGTGGGGTTGCAACCGTTATGCAAGATTGCATGCACCAACTCTGCTTGGCTTTCCGTCAGTTTCTCGTTCCCAACTTGTGCGACAGGAGCATGTTTCTCGATGTCTTCCATCGGAACAATCCCTGCTTTGTACTTCTCTTGTTGTGTAACGTTTGCTTTTGTCATACCCGTGGGCCAATCACTGCGTCTACGGACGATTATACATACCAATCTCAACTAGCTGTCAAGACACATTTTACGAAATCGGGGCTTTGTCGTCCGTTTTTCTTTTGTGGCGCATTCATTGAGCAAGCTCACGCTTGCATGTAATTCTATTGTCTCCTTCTCGGAGTGCGGCAACGTTGCGCCGTTGCATCACTTCTTTATGGATGGATGTTTTTGATGTTTGCTGAGTGGCCGTTGCGACATTGTGGGACGCAAGAGTATTCCACTCTGCTGGCAATCCAGTAGGTTGCCTGCCGCTCCGTTACATACTATTGCGACTTGACCCACAATGACGGACGTTCCACCGCAAACGGAGCTTGAAGGTCCTCGTTCACCCCATCGAGGGGCTCACTGCGGGCGATGGGAACATCGCACACACACACAAAAATGGTTGCCTGTTCCGTGAACAGGATTACACAATGAGTTGCTCGGCAACCGTAAAGCGGATTAGTTTTACTTGTGTGCGCTAGGGCGCACATTTATTGAATCCTATCCCAATAGCAAATTCCAAAATCCGAATTTTATATTTATTGAGTCACTCTTGCGAGTGACATGGTTTTCTTTCGTAAATCCATTTTGGACAAGGGGTTCACGGAACCCATTTGCTGTGGGCTTTACTCTCATTGTGAAAGTCCTTACGCAACAGCACCATTTCTGTATGTGTGTTGTTTCTTTAAACGTAACGCCAAGGAGAATGACATGGCTATCAAAGACGAAAATCAAATCATTGCAGAAACAGTAACGTCATATCATGAAGTACCAGATACTTTTCATGCTGGTCACGAGTTCGATGACCTTGATATGGTACGTTGTGAGATACAGGATGCTATATCAAATGGTGACTACCACAGAGCAGAGCAACTTGCTTCACTCATTGACATCACCATACAATAAGCCAACTCAGGGGTAGGTGATTGTCATCTACCCCATAACGTCAAGGAGAATCACAATGATATTTGTTGACGAATGCAAAGAATACTCACTTAGACAGATGATTATCTTCTGGTCTAAGAGACTTATCGAAGCCATTGAAGAAAATGATATGCCAGCAGCATATGATATACAGACCAACACACTTCCTAAGTGTTGGTCATTATATAAACAAGAAATTGGCAACCGTATCGTAAAGGAGAATTAGGATGCAGTCATTATCAGAACAACTCAGAGAACAGTGCCAGCAGCTACCACGGTTGCAGGACATCACGACAGAATACCTCGATGACATTGCACGACAGTTGCAACACGAGACATTCTCAGAGCAAGCCAAGCAGTCATACGATGAAGCATGGCAACAGCATTACGCACAGCTTGAGACTGCTGCCATCATGTTTCATGGTGACGGCAACGACTTGACATTGTGCTGCAAGCTCATCGACAGTCGCATTCGCAACCTCGAGTACGAACTGGAGTCACTGTCACGATACGGTCTTAAGATCAAAGACAGCATCGCAGACCATGTTATCACTGACCCAGAGATTACAGTGCTTGAGCATCGCAGGCTTGTCGAGCTTCGTGACAAGCTCAGAGACCAGTACGCTTACATCAAGAACATGCACTATGTTCTACTCAACTCAGTTCGTCCAGAGATTGAGAGACGCACTGGCTACACGATGGGCGTATACAAGTCACGCAAGGCGCTTGACGCAGAGAAGAAAGCTCGTCAGTGGCGTCCAGTCAACAGGCGTGTCACCGCTGACCGCTGGCTGTCAATGTCCAAGTCGGAGCAGCAAGCATATCTCAACCAGCACTGCAAAGAAGTCTAACATCAGTAGGAGGCCTTGGCACAACGCCAGGGTCTCCACCTTTTTTTTGTGTGCCAACCAGAGGCTGAGAACGCCTCAGACGGAGTTTGTTATGATATTCTATCTTATTGCTGGCGTATTTGCAGGACTCGCCATCCTGTTTCTGTTAGCCAAGTTTGATTTCAAAAAAGTTCTTTGGCTTGATGTCCCTGTTGACATTATCTCAACCATGCTGTTGATTGTTATGTTTGCTGGCACTTTCGCTGGCATGATGGCCGCAGTGATAGGGGGGTGCTTAATTTCAGTAACTCTTCTTCTCACCAAGAAGGTTGTAGGTTACAAGAAGCCAAAGTGGAAAAAGTTTGGTTATGAATGGCAAGAAGTAAAACCAAGATAACAAAGGAGATTGAGGTACTCACCGTCAGCTGCAGCAAGGTCGTTAGTAGTGCCACAGAGGGTCAGGTAACGTGATACCCTCACCAACCTCAACATAGCAAACGTAAGGAGAATACAGCTATGAATATTGCACAAATCACAGTATCAGGTAACGTGGGTGCAGACCCAGAGATTCGTGATGTCAACGGTACTAAGGTTGCTAACCTGTCCGTTGCTGTCAACGAAGGATACACCAACAAGCAAGGTGAGAAGGTGGAGAAGACCCACTGGTATCGCCTCGAAGCTTGGGACGGTAGCAATGGCAAAGGCCTCGTGTCATCTGTCATTGAGCCGTATGTGAAGAAGGGCATCACCGTCTTTGCTCAAGGCTTCCCAATCATTGAGGAGTATGAGAAAGATGGCGTGACACATCGCTCATTCAAAGTTAAACTTGCAGGCGCAGGGTCTACCTTCCGTCTTGCGGGGAAGGCTTCGGCTGAGGGTGGCTCTGCACCAGCCTCCAAGAATGACGCAGATGACGACATTCCATTCTAGGTCTCCAACGGTAGTCATCACGACTATTGCCTAGAATAGAAGGACAGCCTCATCGCTTAACCGTTTATGACTTCTGCTAAAGTTACGGGTAAGTGGTGGGGCTGTTTTATTGCAAGCACACAATAATAGTTGTGAAAAGGGTTGGATGCCGAGTGTGTCGGTGGGAAAGCCAATCGTTGGGATGAAAGGAAGGTGGCAGTGTACGCCTCGAGCAACGTACATTTGCGGTATTCACAAACTATTGAATTTTTCACAGGAGGTTCACATGGAATCAATGGACACTATCGTAAATCCCAAAAGCCAAAAGCTTGAACTGGTTAAATCAGACATAGACCCAGACGGTTTCAGCCATATCAACCGCCTCATTGACGCCTCAATGTTTACATTCGTACGCCTCTACGACAATGGCGATGGTGTGTACATTGATGACGAGGGCCTCTATGCAGAGCAGCGGTACTTCTGGATTCACCGTAACTATCCTCAACCCCTTGTAAACAAAGGATTATTTATGGGCGTTGATGATGAAGGTGAGTCATCTGTGCCTCAAACGTCTTTTAAAACTCTTGAGAAAGACATACACTTTATTGGTGATACGCATGACTTACAGGTTATGTTGATGTTTAAAAAGAAACAAATATCAATGGAGAATGGTTATGAAGACTACAGACCAATATTCTTTCAATGATCAGCCCGGCATTGCTGTGTTTATTGCTGAGGGCGTTGAACAAGCCAAAAGCCAAGAAGAGTTTATAGCTGCGTGGCAATACCTGTACGACTCAGGTATGTACCTACGCCTCCAAGGATGGTACGGCAGACGCATACAAGACATGATAAGAGAGGGCATACTCGATGCTTGATATATTTGTAGAATGCTCAAAGTGTGGCGGTGAAGGCCGCCTCGAATATGAAGTCCCAGTCATTGACTATGAACGTGGAGGCTACCTCAAAGGAGAATGGGGTGAGTGCGATGAGTGTCATGGTCTGGGTGAAGTACAAAAGAATGAGGAGTAAACATGATCAACA